ATCAAACATATCAGAGAAGTAATTCATAAAAATTCTCCTCATCAATCCTCTGGTTTCTGCAGATTTCCTTTGTAAGACAGATTTACTAAACACGTTGGTTGATTCAATTCTCAACGAACAGAATGCATCTACTTTACGGTCTTTAACAAAGAAGAATCTTTTCAATCCATCTTCGTCTGTTACATAGACTTCTCGTGCCTCAAACGGTCGTATCTTCTTTCCGTCATTTTCAATGAATTTAAACGCTTCAGCAGTTGATTGCGGATCGTTCAAATCATCTTTAAATTGTTTGTCATAAGCATATAAAGGAGACTCAGATACCATACAGAGACATTTGTTGACTAGAGTGTTAAACGATTCCATAAACATGAGCGTAGTTGATTAGTGATTGGTCTTTGGTTCCAAATGCCTTGACAAATCCATGAAAAGGCACGTTTGCGTCAATTACTAGAAATTTATGTCGCTCGAGAAACTCAATGCATATATTTCTAATGGGAGTACTTAACTGTTGATGAGATAACAGTGCATGAAAATGAACTATGTCTTGGAATCCCGTCTCGGTTAAACACATGTCCAACAGAACTGGGAGATAAACATAAAATTTGTCATGATGTACTATCTTAATTTCAACGCAATGTAAGCTGTTTGCAATGAGCTGGCTTAGTTCAAAACACTCATAGTGAGGAATATCTACTAATTTCTGCAAATGTTGATAGCTCTCTGGCGAACGATATTCATGCAAGCAAATTTCTGCAGCCAACTCGTTGTTAATCTCAAAGACGTAAGTTTCTGTTGTCTTGTCGCGTTCATTGCTGATAAACGGAAGGCACTCGGCAATACTTCGTTGAAGTGTAATGCAAATGTTCGTCATTCAATCAAGTTGTTCAGCGCTCTGTCAGCATTCTTGATGTTATCTTCAGAAGAGTCTGCATCAGCTTCAAAATAATCAGAGTTCGTCTCTTTGAGTGTCAGAGTGTTGTAGTTACACTTGAATGCTGCTGATCCAAAGTTAGGTCCAAAGCGGTTCTTTTGAATGCCCATGTTGATGACTCCAAGTTCAATGTCTTCCTCTTCTCTCCACAAAGAGCATATAAGATCAGCCGTGGCAGCCAAGCCAATAGAGTTTTTTGTCAGGATATCGTTGCAGTAAAACAGACTATCTCCTGTGACAGAAATGTCGATTGTTTCCAACTCTCCTAGAAACTCTATCTCGCAGATCTCATCATTGTAGTCGATCTGTTTGTCTGTTACTATGTTTTTGTACTCTTGTTCTGCCATCATCTTTTCAGCCACGCTGACGTACTCTTTGTCTGTAGTAACTTCATCCATCAATCCCAATCGTCTCATGATGGGAAGTCTGTCTGTTATGAACCTGATAATACCGTTTTTCATTTGTTGGCTGTTATTTCGTGAGTTCTTTGATGAATTTGATGCATGCGCTTTTGAAGCGTTCTTTGAATGACAATTTCTTGATGCTGTTGAGTTTGTCTCCAATTTTGAGCCCACTTTCGATTGAAAGTCTCCCTCGTTTGGTCGGAAATTGATGCTTCTCGCTCACAATAATCTCTTTTCCTGACTTCAGCTTGATACGATAACAAGGCTTGTTTTTGATGTGATGAACTTGTGTAACGGTTTTGAATTCATCATTTGCTGTAACTTGATCTCCAAACAAAACATCTTTGATCTTTTTTGTTGTTCCGTCTCTCAGGGTAACCATTTGATTGATTTCAATACATTCTGAGATGTTTTCCATTCCTGGAGACGTGGTGTTGAATCCACAGTTATGAGTCACGATTCCATTTGCAACAAACAAATTGTTCTTTGATACTTGAATATCAATTGTCTTCTTGACTCCAACTGACTTGATGCTCGTGATCATGGATCGGCGTGGTGCATCACTTGCTGAAATGACATACAATAAATCTCCTTGAGTCAATCCGTGTTCAATTGATATGTTTCCTCTTGGAGTTGCAAACATGTGATTCACAGAACAAGTGATAGATCTTCCGTCTTCCAGAGTGATTTCAAAGCACTCTTGCTCTAGTTCCGGATACACATGTCTAACTTCTACTGCTTGAGATTGGTTTGTATCAAAATCAAAGCTTGCGAGTGAGTCTCCAATCTTGATCTCGCTCAAAGGCTTGATGGTTCCATCAGCCATGTTCACAGGGGAACTACTTGATAGACAACGATTTAATTGGGTGGCGCTAACTACAGGTATGTTGTATTCAAATGACAAAGCACGCAATTGTTCTGCAATTTCTTTTACTGACTCGTAAGAGTTCAACCCCTTGCTTACTGGTTGGATCAAATTGATGTAATCAATCACAATGATATCAGGAACAAATCCTTTGTGTTTGATCTTCTTCACATATGATGCAATTTGTCGCACAGTAACTGTCTTCGGAGGATATTCCTTGATTACAAGACGGCTATTGACGTTCTTTTCAATATGTTTGATCTGCTCTTTGAGTTCTTCTGTGTATGTCTTGAGATCATTGTGCGGAATTTGAGAAAGCTGAGCGCTGATTCTTTTTGCATACATGAACTCCGACATCTCCAAGGAGACAAGCAGAACATTCTTGTTGGCAAGCAGCATGTTTGCAGCAATATTGCCTAACACAATCGACTTGCCCACGTTCACTTGACCAGCAAATATAGTCAAGGTCTTGGGAAACAGACCTCCTTCGATGCGATCATCAAGGAACTTCCAACCAGTTGGCATGGGTTTGTATACAGCAATCAGTTCTTTGATATGCTCATCAATATCATCAAAGTACCACAATCCCAGATTCTCGCTCAATGAGATGTTGTAAGCCTTCTCAAAATCAACCAAAGCTTCTTCAAGTTTGAACGAACTATCAGAAAACTTTTCTGCAACGTTGATGATGGTCTTGTATACAAATCTTTCTTTGAGGAACTTTTCTGTGTTGGATACAAGCTCGTCTTTGTTGAATGGACCTTCAATCTGAGACAGCTTGGGCTTGACGTCTGCAAGAGCCTTTCGGTCTTCTTCTGACGACAATCTTGTCTTGATTTCCGTAAGTGTGGGAACTGTTCCTCGTTCTGAAAAGAACTCAGCCAGACGGCCCATCACCTTTCCAATGCTCTTGTCATTGAAAAGGGATGGATCCACATAACTGATGATTGAACTCAGATACTCTTGGTCTGTCAATGCATTGAACAGCAGTACTGTTTCAAAGAAATCAAGATCAAGCTTGGGCAGAGGTTGGGGTTTGCTCATTCTTAAGCAAGACTTTCATCCATGAGATCGGATTCGTCAAGATCATCTTCATCTGTTCCGAGATCTTCGTCAATTTCGTTCTCATTCTTGAAGCATAGCTCTTTTTTCAGCTTTGTTTCCAACAAAGGAAGAATTTTGTTCCATACTGTTTCGTCATCCTTCCAGTCTTTGTAGAATCCCAGAGTTTCTCCATTCAAGGCATAGCGATGGCCTTGCTTCTCGATCACTCCGTAACCTTCAGCCATTTCCAGCAGTCCTGAATATTTGTTCAAACCGGTTCGGAAGTTCAAGTACATCTCGACTTCAAGGAATGGAGTCACAAAGCGATTCTTTGTTGTGAACGCTCGCATGGTAAGACCATTGATTCCTTTCGACAGCAACGTGGTATTATCGTTGGCATCTTTGTTTTTGGAGTCTTCAGCCCGTTCCGTCTTTTTTGCCATTTGCACTGTGACTGAAGCCATGTACAATGGACCAGAACCTCCTGCTTGCTTTTTGATGGCGCTTGGATGCAATTGACTGGGATCTTCGTAAATATGATTGGTAAAGATCACAGGACACTTTGCTTTCTTTGCAGCATGCGTGATTGCTCTCATCAAGCTCTTCAATGATTGAGCCCTGTTTCCCATGTCCTTGGTATCAGATCCTTCATCAATCTTCTTCTTTTCTTGAGCAGTGATCAAATTTCCCAAGGAATCGATAACTACCAATACCTTGCCTTGCAACTTCAGATCAACAATGTTTTGCAAGAAAGCAACAATCTCGTTTCTGCAGTGCTCAGCAATTTCAGAAGGCACGTGCTTGATCTTGGATGGATCACATCCCAGACGAGATGCAGTAGCTTCATCAAGAGCTCCTTCTGTATCAAAGTAAGCAACGTACATTCCCTTCTTTTGTGCGTTGGCCATTATCTTGTTGGCTAAGAGGGTCTTTCCGCAATTGTGGTTGGAAATATCTTCGCACCAGTATCTGTGCTCGTTGCTATGTACTTTTATGTCAAACACAGGCTGTTTGGGCAGTGATACTACACTATTGACTGTTACTGACCCATCTTTTCCTAGAAGAACATCTCCAAGCGATAAATCTTTTGCTGAGATCCATGTTCCGTCATGTTTCTGTAGTTTGTGCTCCGTTGAACATTTGATTGTTCTTCCTTGAGATGTCGTTACAGCAAGACAATCCTTGTTTCCGTTTTCAAACGTATCAATAATGCGAATCCAGCCATCTGGGCTTTCTACTACAAGTTCCCATCCTTGTTTTCTGAGCTCGATAATTTCAGGAATGGTAGTGTTTTCTGCATGCTGTTCAGACACATCTTGGAGTACGTTCTTGTATTTGATCGTTCTGATCGTTTGATCTGCTGTGAGGCAACTTTCAGGCCCAATAAAGCCTGTAAGTCTCCCCATGGGGACGCCTCCATACAGCGATCCTGAGATGATTGCATTTAATGCATAACAGCTTGTATCAATCCATTCATTGACTGTTGATAAGCTGTCTTCGTTCAAAAAAGAAGCAAGAGGATTCATTTTGTCCAGAGCCTTGAATGCCTCTTGAATAGATCCTACTGATGTTTTTTCTTCTATCGGGGTTTTAGCTTTTGCCATGGATTTACATTCCTTCAGATTTCATGAATTTCAACAAAAAGAAAAAGGAGAGCCTTTTGAGCTCTCCTTTTCAGAAGGGATCAGTTTGTTTATTCTTCGTTGAACAAGCGAACTACTTTTGCTGGCTCTTGTGGTGCAGGCTGAGCTGGAGCAAACATTTGTTCGTATTGTGCTACAAAGGTTTGAGCAAACGGAATGTTTTCTGATGTGGTGATATTGGACTTCTTGTAGTTCCAAACAGTCGGTTGATTCCGGTCTGCTTGAAATTCCTTGAAGAACAGGGGAAGAATTTGAAGTTGTAGTTGATTGGTCTGAGGATTGGCTTGGATGTGAACAAGAGCAGGATTTTCAACAGAAAGAGTCGTTTCGTCCTCTTTCGTGATCTTTCCAATGATTGTTCTTCCAATTGTATCAAGAAATACTGTTAATGGTTTGGCATTACTCATAAGTCATCATGATCATTTGTTTTGATGTTAAATCAACTGCGATGACAAGTATTGAAGTACTTTTTCTCCACGTCGAGTCAATAATATTCTCTTGTCAGAAGCAACGAACGCCAAGTCGTATAATTCAAGCATGCTCAAAAAGCCTTCCATTGTTTTGGTTTTCTCGAAGTCTCGTATGTAGTAATCATTGTCAACGAGTCCAAACAGTGTATGGAATAGCTCTTCTGTAGTCAAAGATTTAAATAATTTTTCTGAAGCGTTCATGGTAAGAATTTTCACATTCCAAACATTTCAAACAAGTCGGTTTGAACTTCCTTTCCAATTTCAGGAAGAACCCATCCAATTGCTTGATACAACCGTTCCGTAGGCTGTGTGACGAGCTTCATGAACATTTTGTCCCAGTCTGGATTGATTCCAAATTCCTGTGGAAGAGTTGAAACATAACTGATGACAGTCAAACCGTACTTGTTCTTGGTACAATACAGCTTCTTCACTTTCTGTGCTGATTGAATTGCTTCATAGCGATCATCAATCTTGTGTTCTTTGATCAATATGTTGTAAGCAATTGCTCCTTTGACATGCGATGGAGTTTTGTTGTTGTACTTGTACAAAGAAGCTCCTTCTGCATATCTTTCCAAGTTGTTGATGGTTGTTCGAGCTGCAACATCATTTGGATCCAGTTTTTGAAACTCTTCGTAGCTGTTCCTGTAAACTTCGTTTGTCTTTTTGACGTCTTGTGTCAACAAAGATGTTTTGATGATAGCTTCAATGAACTTCTTGACTTTCTTTGGAGTAGTAGAACGAACGAGCTCAATTCCTGTGTATTTGAATTTGTCTACTGGAGTTCCTTCTTCATCAAGAACATGAAGGATATATCTCTTCTTTTGCAGGAAAATCCCCACATCGGAAATGATTTCTCGTTTGAACACGAACCTTGGATCAGTTGAATACAGATCTCGTCGAGCCCATTCAAGGATCTCTGTATTCACGCATTTGTCCAGGTCATTCACGATGTCATGAACAGCTGGAGTAATTTGTCCGTCTGTTGTCAGGGGAATGTTTAGTTTCTTGAGGATTGGATCAATGCTGATGTAAACAGAGTTGTGTACAAGAACATTGTTTGCAAAGAACGTGTGCTCTGTGTCATCACTCATTTCAATATCATACACATACTCGTCATCAAAAGTTCCAATGCACTCTACTGATGTGATATCAACAATATCATGACTCAAGTCTTCATTCATGGTGATCATTTCATCTGTACAGATGTTGATATCTCTAGGTGCAATCCTTATGAGATCTCCATCCCTCAAAACCATGCATCCATGATCTTCTGTCATGATAACTTCTTTTCCGTCTACAACAATCCTGTACTTTTTCTTTGACACTTTATGACGAATCATATTCTTTACGTCTCCCCAGACGGCCTTGTTGGTGTTCGTATCAAAGGTAGGGACCTTTATATGATCGTCTTGTATGTCTATGATCTCATGTCCTTTGAATGTGTAAAATTTCTTGGAATTTTTGAAGTTATCGTAGAGATATTCAATTGGGAATGATCCTATGTTAGTTTGTATAACTGTCTCTCCTACAACGGAATCCGTATCTCCATATTTGGTAATTGACTCATTGACTCCATAAACCCTCTTGGCATAATCATCGAGAATGCTACTTCCTGCTCTTGCAACACTCTGTCCCGTTAGGGTAATTGACATAGCATTGTCAATATCCATTAATGACGAGAATTTGTTAGCAAACGTACCATATACGGAATTAAGCAGAATCTTAATTGTATACTGTAATGTGTCAAAGTACGTAATCTTTAAAAGCGTCTCTCTGTCTTTTTTTCCTGATTTTTTAAGCTTGGATAGTTGCTCTTTTGCCTCAACGCGCTCTTGATAAATCCTATCAATCAGAGTTGGAATAATGCCTTTTGTTTTCTGGGAATATAGCACTCCAGCTTGAGACAAGGATATTTTGTTGCTTGTCAAGAATCCTGATAACTTGCTTGAAGGCACTTTGTGAATATTTCCATTAAGAAGTCTGATCGTAGTAAATTCAGACGATTGATCTCCTTCGATGATTTTTCCAAGTTTTGTTTCCGGGGAAATATTCAGAGTAATGATTGTATTAGGATACAAAGAATTCACGTCAAAACTTACAATAGCTTTTTGAATTCCTTTGTCAGGATCTCTGACAAATCCTCCTTCATAAGATTCTCTGTCAGCTGATCCCACGAATGTTGGAATGATTTGTCCTTGTTTTGATGCTTGGATTGCAACCACTCCAGTTACAATCGAAACTTTGCCCAGAGCAGCTTCAAAGTTTGTACATCCTTTGTACGAAAGCATTCGAGCAATTTCAAGAAACTTTAGTTTCTCTTCCAACTTCACAAGAAGATGAACGTCTTGGATGTTGTAATCAACAAACAGTTTCCAGTCAGTGTGAGCAAGCTCTCCCAAACTGACGGCATTATAAGCAATCTTTCCTTCTCCCAACTCTAGTTCTGAGATGTAGTTCAGACTGAACGATTCTCTTTCTCCTGGTGAAAAGGTTTTGTATAGATCCATGTAATCCAGGGAAGCAATGCCACCAATTGACCACAATGTCAGCTCCTTTCCAGAGTCGTTGAACACTTTTCTGGATCTTATGGAGCCAACTGGAGACAGTTGTTTGATGAAGTCTTCTCCAAAGATCTTTGCAAACCTGTTGATAATATACGGAATATCAAATCCGGTTGAGTTCCATCCTGTTACAATTTCAGGATAATCGGACTTCCAAAAGTCAACAAATTGAAGGATCAAATCCTGTTCTGTCTTGCATCGATGATAGATACAATCAGGAAGAGTTGGCTCATAGCTCTCCTTCAATCCCCATGTATGGGTCACCTTTGTGATTGAGTCATATACAGTGATCAGATTGATTGGAACTGCAGCACGCTCTGGAGTCGGAAAGTGACCAGGATCACAAGTCGTATCAACTTCGATATCAAACAAGAACATCTTGAGTGGAAATCTAGAAAAGTCTGGATCTCCGTTCTGATCTTTGAATGTATCAATCAAAAACTGCTGTTCTGGAGGAAGGTTGTAGAAGATTCTCGTGTTCGAAGAATTGTCTACAAATCTCTTTCGTTCCAAACTGTTTTTGAACGTCTTTTTGTGCAGAGATGTTTTGAATATGGAGACGCCGTCAGTAGCTCCTTCTTTTTCCAGGTACAGATATGGTTTGAAAGGAATTTCTGTGTCTATCCGATCTCCGTCCTCGGTCCATGTCCGAAGATATATTGATTCTTTGAAGGGATTGTAGGCAGCTGCTCTGTACATTTTCTTTCATGATCCCTTGAATTATCGAGAACGTCAAACTAAAAATTTGCGTTCCTTTGATCCAAAAGGAGTGAAGTATGCCTCATAATGTTTCATGAGATTCTTCTCGTCATCAAGCCAAAAATTGTCGGTGTATGCTCTTGATCTCTTGCAGTAATCTGCGTACACAGTTTGATTTTTGAGTACCATTTTCAAACAATCAATGAATTCGTCTCCTGTCTTGTATTTGACAAGAGCATCCTTGTAAGTCACCATGTCAGGGCACACACAAGGGAGTCCTAGTGCACCAGATTCAATAATCTTGATTGAGCTTTTGCACTTGTTGAAGTGGTTATCCTGAAGGGCTGCAAAGGTTATTTGTGCTCCGGAATTGGCCATGGTGTTTGCAAAATCGGGGAGCGGAGACCATGGAAAGAACTTGATGTGACCAGACTCAATATAAGGTTTCACAGCCAAGGGAAAGGATCCATAAAAGCGCCAGTCAAAATCAGTTCTTGTTCGAATGATGTGCTGAACAACAGCTGCAAAATCGTCTTGTTGATTTGCTCTGTTTGCTACATCAACGTGAGTTCCTGAAGCAAAAATTGCTACAACTGGCTTCTTTTTGTTCTTCTCAAAGTTTTTGACAAGCTTTCCAAGATCATAGTACCGATCAAACCACCAACGCATGAGATAGTTTGGAATCACGGTCACGTTCTTGTTTCCTGACTTCTCGATCATATAATCTTTGAAGTACTCACAAGTCACAGTGATCTCATCCATCATGGACAAAATCTCTTTGATTGAACTTTGAATTTCTTTTGATGTAAATGCATCCCTGTTGCGGTTGTATAGCGGAATATCTTCAGCAAACACGACATCATCAATCTCATAGATAAGCTTGTTCTTTGTTTGCTTTGACAGTTCTCTCAAACTCTTGACAAAGTCTCGTTGAGGAGGTGTTGCTTGTCTCTGGAATTTGACAGCTTGCACTGTTCCATAAAACCGTTGATCTGTGATCATAGTGGTCGACTCTACCACAACTGCTTTTTGATACAGATTGAGGAGGAAGTTTGGAGCCATGCAACGATAGTATCCACAACCCCCGTAATCAGCCAGATAATTCAATGCTCTCTTCAAGCCTTCTCCAGGAACTTCAGGAGGAGGAAGCGGTTTTCCTTGTTGAGGATTGCGCTGAATAAAATGCTGAGAAGGAATCCCAAAAGGGAGTCCCATGGGAGCTCCTGGAAGATTTTGGAGATTGAATTGAACAGGAATGGCCATGGTCGTAATTACGGCGACCGTGACACGAAGTCTAGCTGGAAACTGCAGAAATCCCGTTGCGTTTTGTTACATGAATTGTGTGTTCTGCTTTCGTGGTGACTTCAGGACCTCTATGAGTGATGATGTAACACGACTCGTTGTTCTCGACAAAACGTTCTCTGAGTACCTTGAGAGTCAAGGATACTCCTTTGTCGTCCAAAGATGAGTCTAGTAACTCATCATAAAAGACTGTGCTGAAGTTTACATCACCTTGCAGCCTACGAATATCAGCAAAAGCAAAAAGGCAAGCCAAATCAATTCGTTTCCGTTCTCCGCCAGAAAAATTAAAATACGACTTAGTTTGGGAATTTTCATCTATAATTTCCTCGTCAAAGAATTCATTGAATTGACACAAACAATTTGCTTCTAGTTTCTTGAGATAGTAGGCTAGTCTGGAGTTCAGGACCTTGAGAATCTTCTTGACAATGAAGGACTTGATTCCCTCTTCTGAAATCACGAACTTGACCGTTTCCAGTACATTAAGATCATTGTTGAGTTTGTCAACCTTTTCCTTGCAGGAATCCACGGAAGTTTTCAGAACAGCAATTTTTCCTTTGAGCTCGTTGTTTTGCTCTTGTGTGATCACAGCAATATCCTCTTCGACATCTTGCATGTTTGACTCCAAGTGCTTGATGCTCAGGAGATGGGTTTTGTTGTCTGCAACAATCTTGCTGATTTGCTGTTTGTTGGTTTGTTTTTGCCTGACGGAATCAACAAGAAGACTTGCTGCTTTTTCTACTTCAGCAAGCACGGATTTTACTTTTTCATCTGCTTCTGTGTAGCTCTGAATCTTCTGGCGATGTTTTTGAATCAGATCAGAAACATGCTTGACGTGCTCTTCAGAATAATCCCTGGAGCACGTCGGACATTTGTCTTTGTCTTCTGAAAGTTCATGGATTCGTCGATTTTCTGACTTGATTTCTGCAGCAATAGTGCTGCGTTTTGAAGAAATATTTGCAAGCTTGGTCTGAAGCTCTTTTTGTTTGGTTTCTAGTGCCTCGAGTTCTTGTTCAATGACCTGGAGTTGTGTTTCGTCTACTGGGACAACTCGTCCTTGTAGCTGTTCAATGTCTCTGACAAGAGCAGCCTTTTTTTCATGCAGCTTGTTAATTCTTTCTTGCTTTAATCCTTCGTAGTTATCAAACTGTGATTCATTAAATACTAGCTCGTTTTGCAGCTGCTCAAATTTCGAGTAAGCAATTTCATAGTCTTTTTTTGCTGTACTGAAATCTTCTCTTGCCAGAAGAACCATTTGTGTGAATACCTCTAATCCCAGCACGCTCTCGATAAACTTCCGCTTGTCTGTTTTGGGCAGAGCCATGAAAGGCTGAGCAGTATTCACTGACATCACTACAGAGTTCTGAAACACTGTTGCTGGTGTATGAATCAGCTCTTGAATCAACTGATTGGTCTTGACCAGAGTAGATCTCGTGATATCTTGCCCATTTTTGAGCAGAACACACTTTGAGGGATTCAACATCCTTGATATCTTGTATTCGTCTGTAACGTTGTTTGAAGTTATGCTGAACTCAAGTGATACTTCACAACGCTTTTTTGTCAGACTGTTCTGCACATGATCTTTGGAGATCTCTCGCAAAGTAGTGCCATACAAGGAGTAATACAAGATTTCTAGTACTGAACTCTTTCCTGCTCCATTCTTTGAATCTTCCTTGTCCAAGTTTGTCCCGACGATAGCATTTACACCAGGTCTCAAATTGATGGCGACAAGATCGTCTCCAAAAGAAAGAAAATTTCTGCCCTCAAGGGTCTTGAATGTAACAATCCGCATTTAGTGATCTTACAACAGATAAACGTATCATCAACCAATGTTACGAATGCAATTCTAGAAAGCGTTTGGGACTTATTACATTCATCAGATCAGACTTGTTGTTTTCGTAGTAGAAATAAGTCTTTGCTAGATCAATTGGAACGGCGCTGTATGGAACAGCAATTCCATCGGTTCTGCGTCTGAGAACTCCACAACCACAATCATCATCAACTACCACAATATCAATCTCAGGATGTTTGTATCTCAAGTCGATGATTGATCTGAACACAGTTCCGTTCCAACATATCTTGATGAATTCTTCACAGTGCGGAAGACAATCATGAACAACAATTGAACCATTTGGGTTGAGCACCTTGAAGGCATTGTGAATATCAATTGTGCATTGTTCTTCAGTATGCAATCCATCCACGAATACGATGTCAAATGTTTCTGTATTCTGAGCAAAGAAATCATCAGAGGTCATCTCATGAGTCAGCCCGTCATAACGTTTTTCAGGATCAACACAAACTTTGTGAGGGATATCAATGTTTTGAAAACAATCTCCAAATTGAGTGCCAATTTCTAGATAGGTTTTGTAACCGTATGTTCTGATCAAGTGGTTGATGATTTCAAATCTTTTCATATGAAGTTATGGTGTCGATAAAGCTCGTTGCAAGAGCCTTGGTCGTATTATTATTTAATACATGGTCTTGAATCGATTCAACATGCTGTTTGTACAATTCTTCTGCAGACGCTTTTCCAAGTTGCTTTGTGATGTCCAAGCAAATTTCTTTCGGAAAAGTTGTCATAGTATCAACAGGGCATTTGTCAAGATTTATGAAGTACGGAATGCATCCATTTGCCAATATCTCATAGTGCCTCATGCAATCCCATCCAGCCTTCTTCATGGTAACACCAAATCGAGCCTCGTTGTAATCATTGTAGTAATCTCGTTCGTTCTTGTAGATGTACGTTTTTCGGTCCAGAGGGGTGATGTACGAGAAGTCTTTGATCTTGTTGATATTGAAATTGATCTTTGAGGTTGGAATAGCAAACGAAATTGGAAGTAGTCTTTCGTGCTTGTGAATCAATTCTCTTTTGAAATACAGAATTCCTTTGTCAAAAACTCGATTGATATGCGTTTCATCTTCTCCATCAACTGCAATTACCTTGTTGGGAGGATAGTATTGCAAGATCTCATCAACATAATCTCCACAGCGCCAGATGGAGCCATACACAACAAAATCAAAGTAATTGTTCTTGATCTTGGAAGTGATATCTGTTCTGTCAACTTCAAGATCAGGAAGAACTCGTGTCACTGACATTCCCATTCCATAAAGCTTTGTTGCGGCAACTTCGTCGTACGTTGTGTAGTTATGAGCTTGTTTGTTGTAATCAACAACATCTGCTCCAAACAGTTCTTTGAGTCCAATCAGCAGGCAGTCGTTTTGATAGTCTACATGATCTCCTTTGGTGAGGTATAAAATTTTCATAAAAGCTCTAAAATTTTCTTGATTCGTTCTGCAGTAGTGTGTTTGGTGGAAACTTTGTGAAAACCGCTATCAGCAATTGTGTTTCGGTGATCGTCATTGTTTGCAAAGTATTTGATTTTTTCTGCACAGTCATTGATGTCATCAAAATACACAATATCCACATTTTCTTTGAAAATCAAATCCATGCTGGTAGCAGGATCAGGACGGTCTGTGATCACTAGTCTGTGAGCCATCATTCCTTCGAAAACTCTTCTTGTAATCTCTTTGTACTTGCTGTTCTGAACAACAATTTTTCCTCGCATCAAGTGTCTGGAATGGTCTTTTCCTTGAAGAAATTCTGTTCTTGCTTCAAACTTGCTGCCTAGAAGTTGCTTGAGATCTCGAAAGAACGGTTCTTCAATTGATCTTGTTGTCACTGAATCGACAACGGGATCTTGAACTATATCAAATTGATCAGGATCAGCAAAGTACGGACACCACGCAGCTCGAATTCCATGTTTTCCGTACTCTTCTGCGCATCTGATATCTGAAGTCAATACAAGATCAAATCCTCTGTCTCGGATCTTTCTGAAGTTCAGTCGAAAGTTTTGGGGATCGTCTCCAGACTCAACTACCCACTTTGCTGTGGGAACGCTAGACTTGTTGAGTAACGATGAGTCAAACAGGCCAAAATCAAGATGAAATACCATGTCAGGAACAAATACTCTGTTGTCAAAATCTGAAATCATGGACACGAGGCCTGTTTGATCAAACTTGTCATTGGTCAGTGTGTTGTAGAATTTCACGACAAATCCCTGTTTCACAAAATGGTTGTGAAAGCTGATTGGAATGTTCCAAACGTCTGTGCTTGATGTTGGTCCCAGAATTGCAATGTTTTTCATTTCAAAAATACGTGATCAAACTGTCTCATCACATTGGTTGGGGAAAATTGTTCGACGATTGCTCTGCAATCAACAGCAGATTCTCGTTGCAGAGTGTTGAGGATATTGTTCAGATCCTCATGATTTTCATACCATATTCCATTGCTTCCAAGCAAATCAACATGATGCTTGTCCAGGCCATTCTTCCAGCTGATTACTGGTTTTCCTCCATGCAAAAACTCACAAATGGCCAAACCAAAGCTTTCTCCGTGACGTCTTGCGTGAATCATGTAGTCGCATGTGTTGATGAAGTTTGCTTTGTGTTGCAGATTGTGAGTACCATTAACATATATCACATTGGGATGTTCTGGACCAAAAGGATTGGTATTCATGAACAGGAACGTAATATCCCTTCTTGAGTCAGCGCACTTGTATACAGCTGCTTTTGCAAAGTCTATATCAAACTCATTATAGCCTCCATATCTTCCAATCACGATGTTATCACAAGGAATCCCAAGTTGACTTCTGAAGTCAAGCATAGGATCTGGCAGATGCACCACATGAGGAACATAGTGTTCATGCTTCATCTGCTGAGCCAGCCATTTTGATACATATGCGTAACGATCTCCATGAACATCTTTGTTTTGAAACACAGCATGAATCAAATTTCTGACCCCTGGAATCGTCTTTCCGTCATTGTCTCCAGCTTTGATGTAGTACACATACTGGATTTGCTTTGATTTGACAAATTCATCGCACTCTCTGAAGTCAGAGTACAAAAATACTTCAAACCGGTCTTTGAATTTTTGAAGAGCTCCTAGATCTTTGTTTTGATCAGAAATTATGTATGACTTGTTTCCAAGAATGGTTTCATTGAAGTGAGCATAATCGTACAAAGCAACTTCTGTTCCTCTGATCCCTAATTGATTGGAATGAAATGCAATTGTTTTCATTTGTTGTATGGCCTGAATTGCTGATAGCCTCCAGACTTGAACGGCTCTTTGTTCCATTTGTTTGCCAGCAAATCTCCTTGATCGTTCATGTTTTTTGGAGTGTATTTCAAGCGGTCTGTAGCATGACTATTGGTTCCTCCAGATTGATGAGATACTTGAGCTCCTGTATGTACTCCGTGAGCCAAACCACAACGATCCAAGGACATGATGTAATCGTTGTCTTGGTAAAAGAAGTAAAAGGTCTCATCAAGAAATCCAATGGTCTGGAACACTGAACGTCTGCATGCAAATATACATCCATACATATGCAAAGATACTTCTGATCCATAGTACAGCTTGTTGTTGGACGGAAGATACATCTCTGTGTGTCTGTGCCATGTTCTGTCAATTGGAGAAATTGAGCTTACTACAGGATTGGAGTTGAATTCAGATTGAATTGTTTGCAAACAACCTGGATGAATGATCAAATCATTATTGGGTCCAACAACAAACTCTGAAGAACACTTGTCTAGAGCAATATTGTAAAACTCATTGTAGTTGAATTCTTTTCGAGGAACGATTAGTTCTACTTGGTCGTGATCATAACTGCCCCGAAAGTCTGAATTGGTCTCGACTACAAAGATCTTATTGATGACGTCACCAGCAGTCTGCAAGTATGAATCTACGCAGCGCTTGGTCTTTGCAAACATTTCATCATCAGCTGCCAATGACAAAACAATTACATCAAATTTATTGGAATTGCTCATACAAAAATTTCTCTAGAGGTTTGATTACATCATATTGATGCAACACACAAGGAACAGCACCATTGATGGCTACATGATCAACAGCAATAATTGTTTGAGCACTGGCATGATGTGCTAAATTTGCAATCTCCATTGATCTCAGAATGTTGTATCTGCGTTGATCAAAATATACAACTTTGTTGAGACTTGCTTGATCAATATTTGGATAGTTTCCGATACGGGAAATAATCTGAGTCATGTCTGCACACATCTCTTTCATCAAAGAAACCGTCGCTGATCTTTCTCCTAGAATACTTCCTCCGTTCAGAATTTCATAACGCTTGAGCAGATTGTAAATGTCATTATTGTAACACAACTTGATCCATGTCGTATTAGTATCGCAGTTTGCAATGATATTATTTTCGCTCGTGACTATTGGTCTGGAATCTTTGATTAGATCAAAAACATTTCCTTGAAAGTATAGGTCAGTAAAATCGCACAAGTAGACATTAGTACTACTAGAATAGTGTTTGCAATACAAATAAAAGAAGATTACTTTGAGGGTATATGGAGAAATGGTCGTATCAACGCTGTATGTTTTTGCAATCTCATTAGAATCAACTACGTTCACTTCATGCTTGCTCAAAAACTCCATGAGTTCTGGAGTCAAGTTGGAACATATGATGGTCAGTTTGTCGCAGAATCTTCTTGCGCTCTTGACAAAGACCTTGATTCCAGGTTGCAATCCATATCCCTTTCCAAATGTAACAATTTCGTTCATTTTCCCTCCTTGTATCTTTTTCTGATATCTTTTAATGATTGAATGATCTGTGCTTCAGTAGGTTGCACAACCTCATTTGGATAATGTC